CGCTAAGTTAGTCACATAAAGGATCGCAGTACCAGCGCCCGCCGTCCTAGTTATATTTACAGTGTAGTTACCCGAATCTGAATCAGAATCAAACGCCGCTGAAAAGTTACCTGTAACTGTTGCAGTACTATTCGCAAGTATCGAATCACTAGAAACATCGGTATTAAGTACCAAACGTCCTGCTGTATTTCTTACGCTCACTGACCAGGTTTGACTGGCTTGTACAGTGTAGGAAAATCCAACTCTCATTTTTGTGTTGCGAATTGCTGCCGGTACTGTGTAAGTCCAGCGTACTCCAGAGGTCGCAGATTCTACCGCTGTTGTTGTAGCGGTTAGTTCAAAAGCTGTAGGGATTGCAGTATTGAGCGGACTATTTGCACCCGATACTCGCGCTGTAGTGTGGGAAGTGCCGTTAGTTACGCCTGTTGTTGCGTCGCTTGATGCACTCGGGTTTGTGATTAGGTTTAGAGTACCTGAACCTGATCCACCATCTGCCCATGCGGGAACACCCGATACAACTCGAAGCGATTGACCGTCTACGCCGACTGCTATTCTAGTTCCAGCGCCAGATGCGCCGCCTCTAACTAAGTCGCCTGCTGTTGTCATGGGACTAAGTGCATTAAAGCCTGCCGCTTGAGTTGTTTGTCCCGTACCGCCGTTAGCTATCGGTGTTGCGCCTGATAGCTGAGTAGCTGCTAAAACCGTGAGAGTGTTGCTTGCGCCCGCGATCGTCTTATTAGTTAGTGTTTGAGTTGAATCAACATTAACCGAGTTTCTCCAAACCGCACCGTCATATAACCTCGTGGTATTTGTTACGGTATTAAAATAAATCCTGCCGCTTATCAGCCCTGTAACCGGATCAGCCGCAAACTTCTCAACTACAGCGTTCTTTAGTTCGCCGTTAACTTCTAATGCCGCCGCTTGCGTTGCGAAAAAACATACCAATAATAAAATTCTTAACATATTTAAACTCCCAAAAGAATGAATGTGCCAGTTTTTGAAAAGCCGCCGAAATCTAAAACTACACTCGTAGCACTTGGTGTCGTTATCGTGCAATCGATCTGCTCAAAGTTATCTGCCGCCGGTTTCTTAAGCTGCCAGATCATATCCCTAGCATCAGGAAACCCAACGAGGGTTATGGTTTTCGAAGTCTCGGCAGATAAAACAACGCTTGTTTTACGCGAGAAAATAACGAATTCGGCAGGCGTAGTAGTAACACCATCTGCAAAATATAATCTTCTGATTTCACCTGGCATATTTAAACACTCCCATATTTAATTGCTGTTATTTTTGTTTTTTCAATTTCCCTAGATACCCCGATAACCTTTACATCCGCTGTTCCACCCGAAACGGTATCAGACACTAAAGTTATATCATCATTGATACTCGTTTCAGAATCTATTGTAGAAGTAGAAAACTGGTATAGGTAAACAGGATTTGAAACAACTGAAAGATGCGCGGCTATTCTGCCCGATATCGCGTCTAAAATATGAAACAACTGCTTAGGTCTATTTATATCGTATAGGTAGCGCGAAACTATGTTTTCAGATGAGGTGAATGAATTACCAATGCCGTTGGGGTCGGTCTTATCATTTACATTCTGCGCGATAACCCTAGTGAAAATATCTTGATAGTTAACTTCAAAGCTAACAGATTTATCTAAGACGTAATCATCTGTTCTTGTCTCTGTTGGTACGGGATTTTTTAAAAGGTGATATTCTGCCTTACCATCTTCGTTTGAAAATACAAAGCCAAGAGAGGAGTAACATAGCTCCTCAGCAAGTTTTAGGTAGGAACCGTATTCTGTTTCCTGAAAGTCAGGAATAGAAGTTAAAACACCAACATTTAAATCCGTATTTGCCTGCGTAAAAGTCGATGAAAGAACCTCTATACCAGAATTTTCTGCCATCCTTTTCATAACTGTGCCGTGTTTATGAAGCGGTATATCAGCAGTATTAAGACCTATTTTATAAAAAACTTTGTGGGCATTTGGATCGAGAGTACCGATCCCCGGTAAGTAACCCCTCGATTCAAAGTTATTGTAGAAATATAACTCTATAAATCTATTTCCGCCGGATGTCGTAAAATAATTATAGGCATAATCTCGAAATTGTAGAGGTCTATATTCTACGCCCTCCGGGGAAACTATAATAACAGATAGGTCTAATCGGTCAGATAAAATTACTGCTGCCGTAAATGCAGGCGTCACAGTTGCATCGGTTCTCACTATTACATCAAAAAAAGTGAAATTATCATCTATTCTTTCGACTATTCCAGATAGTATGACGGCCTGCACCATTCTGGCTGCATCGCCTAGCTGGACATCCATAGTTGCCCAGACCGCAGGGGTAAATGAAAATATAGAGACATTACCGGAATTCGAAGCGGCAAAACATGCTCCCCATTTAACATTTCTAAATGATTGGTTTGCGCTCCCGTCATGCATAACCCTACATAAACCCCAACTTCTATTTGTATTGACTGCAATAGTTTGATCGTAATTAATACATACGGCCTCGTGCATGTGCTCTGAATCTAAAATAGATGATCCAAAAACAAATCCAAGCGGAAACCCAGGCTTTAATCTGTATCTGCTGAATTGACCTATAATAAGCGGGCAAACTGTTCCATGCGATAATGGGTTCATGTTGGGAAACGATGCCGCTGTTTTATAAAAAAAACATTCATCGGCAGTATCGCCGAAATATGCAGGTTGATCTAGCTTGGCAACAGTATCAAAAATACTGATAGAAACTGACCGATTGCCAACGGTAGGAGCCTGGCATTTTCCTGTATAGACCAGCTTTATGACATCTTCAGAACCTATGCAAAGCCAGATCATGGCCGGTGAATCTTTGAACGAATCGTTTTCGGTCATGTATTTCTGGAAATCAAGGTCGGTATTTACTATCTCAAGCGAGATACTTTCAATTGTAAAAACGCCGTAAATTATATTAGGTATGCCCTGCTGAATAACTGGAGCGGCTTCAATTCTAGGTTCCCAAACTCTAAAAGGAGTTGCCGAATCTGTTGGTGTCTCGTAGGTTTGTTGGCCTTCCGAGCTAGTCATAAATATGTAGTATTTAATTACGATTACATTTGTTGTTGTACTAGGCGCTGCCGCAAGCTTTATTTCTATCTCGCCCGTGGTTTCGTTGTGATACCAAAAGTCATTTGTTACTGGTGCGGTAGTTGTTTCCGTAAGAGTGACGCCGTTTCTAGTTACCGATGAGATAGCGTAAGGCATAGTCATCGAATAAATCCCGCCGCCTTCTGCGCCCAGTAAGCTGGTAACGTGCCTCGAAGGATTTAACCGGACTAGATACCACCTAGCCGACGACCTCTTTAATTTTTCAACTGCAAAGGTCATTAAACCGGCTCTCCTCGCAAGGATACAAGGGTATATTTAAGCGCAAGCGCACTCGTAAGCAGAAAAGAAACGTAATACGAAAGAGTTTTCGTATAATTGCTACTGCCAATCGATACGTAGAAAGTGTTTCCTAGTCCGATCCATGGTTTTGTGGGGAACGTAAAACCTATCTGGCCGTACCAGTTTGCGCCAAGGTTTTCTATTAGAGATAAAACAAAGAAATCAGATGTTGCGACCAGCTTTGTTAGTGCCAGATCAGAATATACAAAGGCTTGCAATCGGTCATTTCCTGGTACTGTTCCATGGATGTAGGTAGTAAGTAAGACCTGGGTTAATTGCTGTTTATCGGTAACGCTAAACCCAAACGCCGGTACAACTTCCGCCGTATCTGCAATTCTAAAGGTGTCGAAATCCCTAAACTGAATGATCGCCATTAGCCGATTACCTCTCTAAACGAGACTGGTAAACTAAAGTAATTATAAAGAAGATGCTTCTTATCTAAGTTGCCTTGAAAGGTAACGTATTTTGTAAATTCACTTACATTATCCGATATCTCAGTCAATGGATCAAGAGCAACAAAAAACGGCTTAGTGTTTCCAGCGTATTCAAATAGGTCGGATACTATTTTTCTATCTGCCGGGACCGTCCAATCGATATCACCTTGTATAGTCCAGTATTTCGGCTTCTCTCTAAAGAATAATGAGCCGCCCTCGCTCTCACTTACATTACTTCTATCTATTTTAACTGCTCTAAAGCCGTTGTTTATGTTTCTCTGCATCGATACAGCGTCACCGAAATAGATCACTCTAATATCAAATACACTCGGTCCATTTGGGTTTGCTCTATCTTCAAAATCTACGCGCCAATATCTATAGCTAGTGTCGGCAGATGTCAGGAATTTAAAGATACCGTCCGCTGTTGGCACTACTGTTTCAGATAGCGGGGGACTAGAAAAATCATCTAGGTTGTTACCCTTAATCGTAACGGTCGCGGTCTCTGGGATAGGGAAACTACTCGATAAGGAACCGATCGCTATAAAACAGTCAATAGGTGCCTGGTTAAGTAGATCGAATTTAATCCATTCTGTTGTGTGTATTCTGATTACATCTGCAACAGTGGACACGCCTACGCTAGTATCAGTTGCTCCTAGAAATCCAATCATATCCCAGATTGCATTTACGGTTTGCGATAACCTCAGTATGGCGGTACCTGACGACCTGCCTACCGTGAACTTGTAGGTAGTAGTTGAATAGCTAACGGTCCAGTTAGTAGATGATGCATTAAGACTGGTTTGAATATGTGCAGCAAGTAAAACACCAGTTGCGTATACCGCACTTGTGAGAGCTACGGTTTTATCTGCACCGTCGTTTATATAGATGTTGAGGTTTGCCGAGGTAACTTCAAACGCGCCCGAAGGTCTCCATCCTGTAAAGCGGTACGAATCAAACGCGCTAGTAAGCGGGAAACCGGCCAACTGTGACGATACCGTTCTAGTAGTTGAGCGGGCATCGCCGAAATTATTGTACATAAACTTAACGGGTTCACTCATACCGTAACCCTCTCGTTTCTTCTGTTCAGATCAAGGATAGTTCTGCCTAAAACCTTCTTATCTATCGTGACCTCAATTGTTTGTGGACTAGCCATACCCATGTTAGCTGCGATCTGTCTGAGTAGTGCGATAGCTTCTTGATTACCAAATCCCGCACCGCCTGCGCTTGATAGAAATTCTTTTAGATCGCCGTTTGTACTACTATCTACTACCCGCTCACCAGAGGTAAGACGCGCTGGAAATGTATCGTTAGGAAACCCACTTGGTACTTCTGTTAACCCGCGAGCAAAGCCGGGACTACTGCCGGTTAGAGCTATGGTAGTGCTCCCCGCCTTTGGTTTTTGTTCTTGCGCTATAACGGCCTGCTGCGTTTTTGTTGTCGAAACCTTTTCAGCATATGCGGTTTTAAATGAGCTAACACTTGATGCATTTGCTGCATCTTCACTTATTTTTATTTTGGATAGTTCTGATTTGTAATCAGTTGTAAATTGCTTAATTGCCGTTGTTTTTATTTGTAATGTACTTTGAGCCGATGTACCTATGCCCGCATCAACTTTTTTAGATTCATTTAACTGCTCTAGTTTTTGATCGGTCCACTTCTTAAATACCTTGGATGATTCGCCGCCTAAAACGCCTTCAAGTGTTGAAAAGGATTTGATTGCGGCTTCTCTACCCTTTGAAGCCTCGGCGTCCCGTCCGTAATTCTTAGCCCTTTCGGACGTGGAAGCCCTAGAAGATGTAGCTGTTGCGTTATCTGCCTCAGCTATTTTAAGAGCGGCACCGTCTACCTTATCTTGTAGGGATTTAAAACCAAGATTGAATTTTTCTTGCGCTTCAACATTATTCGCAAAAAACATCCCGAATTTTTCAGAGGCCGCCTCAGCTTTTACTGCTGCCGCCTTAGCCGCTTCGCCGCCAAACAGTGCAGCGTCAAGCTTAGTTGAGAGCCTGTTTAATTCAAGCATACCCAACACCAGAACGCTTGCTGCATTAGATAACCCCTGGAACGCTCTTATGGTAAAACCCAAAATAGGCATGGCAGCGGTAAGACTAAAGGCTAATACTTCTACTCCAAGGGTAACGAAGTCGCTTAATGATTTTTCGTTTTCATTAACTTCAGCTTGCATCTTTACGAAAATATCTGTGACCGCTTTTATAGTTGCAAGCAAAGCAGGATTTTCAATAATAATCTTGCCGAATGATTCTTGTAAATTACCGAAAGCGTTTTCTGCTTGCTTTATAGAACCTGCATATGTGTTGATCTGAGCCTCTGCTGAACCGCCGAGTGCTGCCTGTACAGCCCTTATGCCCGCACCGCTGGCTAGCGCTTCTTTGGTAATACCCCTTAATGCTTCTCTCAAAACGGGTGATCGACCAGTAATGCCTTCATAGGTTTTACCAAGTGCTTCAACTGAGGTAGCTAAACTATCTCCCGTAACGGCAGATAATTCTGTTGCCGCTCTCACGAGATCTTGTGACTGTGAGTTAGTAAGTCCCATTGCCTTAGCAACAGCTAGTTGACTGATAATTAAATCATCGCCGTGAGTAGTTGTTAATTCCATCTGGTCAGCGAAGGCAGCAAAATCGGTCATCGCCTTGTTGGAAAAACTGCCCGTTGCTTTTAACTGTTGAGCAAGCGAAGCCATAGCCTGTTCCTGCATAACAGCGGCTTCTATACCAGATTCGAAAAAGTCGATTACTTGTTTACTTGCAAATACTGCTACCGCTGCCGCCGCTGCCACTTTTAAAAAAGTAAAAGCCGAGCCGACATTTTTTCCCATATCACCGGCTTTAGATTCGAAATCCTTGAGAGACTTTTTCGCGCCTTCGGTAACTACTTCGACTTCTAAGACTGCTTTATTAGACATTTCGCTTACCTTTCTTGGCCTTCTCTTGTTGGATTTCTTGCAGCTTTAAATCTATCGCTATAAAGGCGTCAGCGTTATCAGCGCTTAACAGTGCCAGGTCCGAAGTAAACCCTAAGCTTGCTAATCTTTTTCTTGAGCAGTAATCATGAATAATTAAATTCATCGGACTATCGTATGTGTGGCCTCGAAATATTGCAGCCGCCGCCCGCCTTAACTCGGCTGCAACAGCGGGTTTCCGTAACGAAACTTCCCGATCAATTCGTTAATCATTTCCTGACCGAGTGCGCCGACCTCAGAATCGTACTTAACAGATTCGTAGCTATCGAATATAAAACCGTCATCGATTCTTTTTATATTAATTTCCACTATCCAAGCTGGTAACTGGTCTTTGATATTTTTTATACGTGCTTTGGTTTTTTTCAGAGTGAGTGCATCTTTTTCAGCTTCAGACATTTCCACGCCTTCGATGCTTTTTTCCATATCGTAATCAGCAATGAAAAAGAAATCGTTTCGTTCGTCATATGTTGGGACGTTTAAAATAACGTATCCTTCATATTTTCCTTCAGAACAAATCGAAGGCGTAAACTTTTTAGTCGGTCGCATTATATCTCCGTAAATATTTGGATATCAGCTAGTTTTTTAAAGAGAAACTAGTCAAAACTCTTTTTTTATAGCTGGCCTAGGTAAAATTCAGGCGTTCCAGTGTCAGATACAAACGGCTGTAAAGTCATCTCAAGAGAAACTAAACCGTCATCGTTTGTAATCATGATCGAAGTGATTTTAGATTGCGGTGCGTAAGAGTAAACCACTGAGCCAGGTAGCCAGTTGCCGCCTAGTTTCGCTCCCATAGTGGTTTGGAAACGGATAGCATCGCCTTTTCTAAACCGCGCCATCTGCTTAGCATCGTACTGAGTAAGAAGTGCGGTAACAGTTATCTCAGCTTCTCGGCTATTGATAATTGCAGCACTTCGACCAGATTCAGAGCAAATATCTTCGATTTTTCTCACGCCGTTTGAGAGTGTAACGCTAACTTCAGAAGGGTTAAAGCAAGCAAAATCAGTTTGATTACCAATCATAACTTCCTGATTCTTAGCAATGATCGACTGACTTGGATCAAATGAAGGCGTATGCGGCGCTGCATATGACTGAGCGTTGTCAGAAGTGTAACCAGTCGCGGGAGCTGCGCCTGTATCGTCGGCAGCGACTAGAAACCCTAGCTTAGTGCCAACGCTGTTGGCCGCATTTACGCCGGTATTCCAGAGCAGGGATAAAACCGCACCCGTAGAAGTGATCAAGTACCTGCCAGTCGCGTCAACGTATGTGCATGAGTGAGTTTCACCTACACTTGCAGCGTTCATTCCAGTAGTAACCGCTTCTGCTAACTCGTGAGGGTCTTTGTACCACTTGGAAGCAACAGCGGCAGCAAATGTACCGTCGTCATTTGTGAAGTCGATAAATGTCTGAGTGGGAGAGATAAAAATTGGATCAAAGAAAAATGCAAGCGCCTCAAATGAGGCAGTCGCGTTAACCGCTTCGTTAGCCGTTAGAGAGAAACTAAAGTCGTTAATCAAAGCGCCGGAAACAGCCTGAACCGCGCCGCCGTTACCGCCGTACCACCAAAGAGACAGGCTCTTATGCAAAGAGTTTGCAGGTGTCCAGTAGACCGGTCTACCAAGTCCGACCGCTGTTCCAGGTGCGTTAGGTAAATTAAATGAAGGAGTAATGTCGTCTGTTGCTACGCTGTGAACCACTCTTACGCGAAACCCGTTGACCGGATCTTTGATGAGCATACCGTAACCCTGGCCAACCAAAGAAGCCGCACCTGTTACTTTTATGAGCGAAGCTGTAGAAGCTGCCGCTGTTGATCTCTGAGTGCCTTCAATTGTCTGAGTACCGAAAAAAGATTCGGCGATATCTCCCCACTGGGGTTCAGTGCCTTCGACGCCGCTACCTTTTAGATAAAAAGAAAGCGAAGCGGTAGGATTTTCGCCGCCTTGAATAGACGCTGCCATACCGATAGATGATTTAATTTCTAGGTTTTCGATCTGATCGAAGTTTGGCTCAATAGCGAAGTCATCTTGTAGAGGAACGTAGTCCGTTGCAGCTTGCGGCGCTCTCAACAGATTTTGAGTTACCTCAGTGACTACGCCTAGTACCGAATTTCTGCTGGAAATAGTAGACATTTATATTCTCCTAAGGTGTTAAATCTTCGAAATACTCGAAAGCAAAGTTTGACTGCAAAACAAAGTACCTGGAATTTTCCAACAATAAATATTCAAGTCCATTGTCCGATGTATATCTTGCGCGTGCGGCTTTATTATTTAAGCTTGGATCGCGTTCAATCGCTCTGATAACTTGAAACTGGTCTTCTAAAATATCTTTTTCTATTTCTTCCCGACGTGCGGTATCGTGCTCGGTAGCTGATACTTGCCTAGTGATTATGATCGCTATCTCGCGGTCTATAGATAACTGGCAGCTAAGTTGACGCTCGGTATTAGTTCCAGGTCCAAAGGCAATACCGAAACCGTTTTTTAGAATTACGTTTGCAGTCTTTTCTATCTCGTATGGGTTAGCTATTTGACGCGATGAGGTAAGAACGGACTTAATAACCGTTTCAAACTCATTTCTGATATCTGTTATTTTACTCATCAATTACCTGGTAAAAAATGTTTGAGCATGTCTTTTTTCTTGCGGCGAAATAAAGCCGTTTCCGTCTCTGTCAGTCTCAAAATACTTGAGATCAACTGCCTTGATAAATTCTGCCGATGCGAGTTTCTTAGCCTCACTATACGCTGAACCTAGCCCGCCGTAAATAATTTCTGCTGTTTTATGTACGCTGGCTTCAAGTAGCAGAGACCAGTCAAAGAGCTGTTCACGCCGCATGATTATATTCTTTTTCCTTAGCTCTCTTTCTACCGCCTCGGCAGCGGAAAAGCCTTGCTCTAACCAGTCGGTTTTACCGGTCTCGAAGGCGTCCATTAGATCGACGTTGCGAAGGTCAGGGTAAAATGTGTGAAGGTCATTGTCCGTACTGTACAAGTTGCCGATGTAGGCCAGGGAAGTAAGCGGGTTTAAGTCTGCTGAAAAAGTCCAGCGCGACCAGTAGAGATCATAAATATAAACGCTCGATAGTGCCGGGATATCGTGCGAATCTTGCTCCACTCCCCAACCACGGTTATCCTGGTCAAGTGCGAAGGAAATCATTCCAGATTGTGCAAGTGTTGTGCTGGTGGAAAAGCTGGTTTTCGTTTCATCTACCAAGTCCTTGGTAGCGGTCCACTGTGATCCGTCCCATACGGCGATAGAGACAGTGGAAGCGAGGTCGTTAACTGTACCGATTTTAAAATAGCGGCAATTAAACGGTAATTCTGTCCCGATATAGAGCGTATCCGTTGCTGCCTTGTAGTCAAATACAACATTACTAGATGCTCTAAAATCATTTAAAGACCGAGATATATCTTTCTTCGTACCGTTATCATCCCAGATTAATCGCTGTTTTCTGTTCATTTGCCTCACCGTTTTTTATTATATTTAATGATTGTTTTTTACGGTAAATCGGGCATGTCACTAACGATTGTTGCGCCGTTAAATGGATTGCCCACTGTTTCGAGTGCAGCTTTAGCATAAATCAGAGGTTGATATTCTGGTCAAGAAGCGACTTAAATAAAAGGTTAGCTAATAAACCCCCATCGGCAATTACTAGCTAACCTCTCACCAACTGATTACGGTTTAATGTAACCAATAACGAATTCGATTCGACCTGCTGTAAGTGCTGCCGTTGCAACAGTCATCAGCAACTTGTCGTTTACTGCCATTATGATCGGAGTAGGCAACACGTTTGGCGCGCCTTCGACCGGTAGAGGCAGGATAGTTGCGTTAGCTGTTAGGTTTGCAACCGCGCCCTGAGTTACGTTCATAAAGCGCGATGTTGCACCGGTTATGCCGTAGATAACAGTTGCAGAACCGCCGGATGTACATGCAGCTTTAACTGTCAAATGTGCGTGAACAATCAAAATGCGTGAGCTTGCGATCATCAGATCATAAACGCCAACCGCGCCGGTATCGGCTGCAAAGTCATAAGAGACTCGCAGGTACTCTAGTTGGTTTGGAAACCCTGGCTTCTCAGATGTATATTCTCTTACTACTGGCATATCAATTCTCCTTTAATGTGTTTTTAGAAACTTTCTTGATCGGAAGTGTCGGAATAATCCAAGCGATATGTGCGCCGCCTTGAGAGTAAATAGAGACTATCCGGTAAGGCAGTTTGATCTGCCTTAGCTGAGCCTTCAAATCTTCCGGAGAAGAACCTGAAAGATGCTCTATGTTTTTATTCTCGCTTAAGCTATCGCCTAGAAATTCCATTAAGTTAATCCTTAAGAGTTATAGATAGCGACACACTTGTTCGCGCCGTCAATTCCAGCCTTAGCGCCGACAATCAAACGGATAGAGATAACGTATCCGAATTGTTTGTTGCTGTGTAGGTCAGAGACTTTGATTTCCGGCATTGCTTGCATAACAAGATGCATAAAATCAGGATGAAAAGCGAGTGCCATATCTTCTGAGCCAGTTATGAAAGAAGGCTTAACAGTAGCGCTTAAAGAGTTATCCTCGAGCATGTTAAAGCCGAAACGTTGACGAGCCATCTGGCCGCCGATAACTGGTGATTCGCCGCCAACAAAGTCGGCAGATGTCAGGGTTTGAGCGTTTAAAAGGTCGGTCATGTAACTTGGATCAGCAAGCAACCACCAGCCGCCGTCCTTTGCCCATTTTGCTTGGCTAGCAAGCTTGCGGACATTGTTAACTTGGCTCGCGTTGAAATCAGTTACGCCTGAAAGTCTGTGAGCAGGTGATGCAGAGGAAGGCAAAACCAAGCTGTAAAGATATTTGTTGAGTTCGATCTCAACAGCTTCCATAAGACCTTGACGGATTTTAGAATCTTGCTGTCCGATTTGAGACTGGAGTTGCGCCAAATCATCAAACTCGTAACCGGCAGAAATTACCTGGTCAGCTACGATGTCGATGTTGCTAGTGCTCAAAGTCTGAGTTTGAAACACTTCGTGATTTGATCCAACAGTGCGGCGTTGCGCGGTTGGTCGGTTAACTTGGGATACGCGAACTCGGTCGCCGTACGCTTTGATTTCGCCTTGGTATGCTTTGTTAACCAGTGAAGGCAACAAAGTATTTTCCTTCAATTGGTCCATAAAGACTGGAGACCAGAAAGCTTGGACCTGGTTTTGAACGTCTGCTAGTAAAGTTACACTCATGATCTACCCTCTCGTTATTTTGGTATTGTTACACGTCCCTCTCGCACGGCAGACCATTTTACCGGATCGTTATGCTTAAGAGACTTCCACGCTTCATAGTCCATTTTAGAGTTTGGGTTACCTTGCGGCGCGTTACTTGGCATATTGTTTTGACCGCCCGCTACCTTAATGGTTTCGGGAAATGTCTTACGATATGCCTCTACTGTTTTTGCTACTGTCATCTCATCTACCATCTTAGTTGTTGGGTCTAAGATGATTTGATCTAACGGTATTAAGTCCCAGTAGTGTTGCGGCAATTCCCCGCCAAGCGTTTTTAAAAAAGCGTCTAGTTTCTTAGCTACTACTCGCTCATTTTCTATTGCAGAAAGTTTCTCGTTAGCTGCCTTAAGTTGCTCATCCCTGACCTGAGCCAACTTCTCGAAATCTTTTTGACGCTCTAGTTCAGTGGTTTCCCGCTGGGATTCTCGCGCTTTGATTTCTGCTAGCTCACTCTCAAGCTGAGAGTTTCTTTCGGCAGTCCGTTTTTTCTCTGCTAATAGTTTTTGATGAGTTTCGTAAGCGACTACATCTTTTTTGGCCGGATCATCTCCACTGGAAACGATTGGCGGGATGATCCCACTGGGATCGGTTGGCGTACTCATACTCTGAAATCTCCTTTGATTAGATCATTTAGTTTTTGATTTGACAAGAGCCGAAAAATATTTCCTAAAAGTCTTTGCGACCTCTGCAACCTCATCGCTTGCCAAGTCCATGAACGGCCTGGTCTCTGATACGTGTCCCGCTACTTCTTTATTTCTATTGGTGTCGAATGTAATAATGATACCTTTTTGAGTTTTTACACGCACTAAACCGTTTAGCATCTTACCTGAAAAGGTTAGGTTTGATTTACGAGCCGAGGCAAACGGCGATAACCTGCCAGAGTTTTTCTGCCGAAACTTGATATATGTCTTGGACAATGGTTTGAGTTTTATCTTGCTATCACCGCTCACTCCCTTACCTGACCGAGTACGCCGCCTAATGATATCGATTGCGATATTACCTATAACTAGAATACCGCTACGGTTAGCGTCTTTGATTACTGACTTCAGCTTGCTCGTAAAATTTGCTACGCCCTTATCAAAACTACTCATAGCTACTAGTCCATTTAGTCGGCGGTAAGTGATAGCCAAGATAATCCAAAATAGATTGCGCCTTTTCTTTAGTCATCCCGAACTTACCCGCAACATATTCACAAGCTAACTTATGAGCCAGCGTGTCAGTGCAGCACTCGTATAAACAGTCTTTGTAGAAATCTAGGAAGTCGTTTTCAAATACTTCCATTAGTGATTTTTGTCTGATTTAAATTCGCCGCACCATTCATCTTTTTCCACTGTAGGAAAACCCACGCATGGCGTGAACCCGTCATCGGGATCGTGTACAACTGTGATGGTCGGCGGATACCTACGGCAAAAAAAATCAACAAAGTAAATGCATTCGCCGCACGTCATTTAAACTCCCTCAGTATGTCTTGTAGTTCTCCCTTGTTTATACCAAGAAACGGACGGGTTTTGCTATTACCATCTGCTTTGTCATTTGACAGGGTGCCGTTTTCAAACCCGATCAGGATATTATTTCCACGTGCTGACAAAATCCTTAGCTCATCTAACATCTCGCCCGATAGCTTTAGGTTTATTTCGCCCGCTGATTTACCTGCCCTCTTAAAGACTGCTGACTTGACGTAAGAATCAGAGTAGGCAGGGAAGTTAAAGCGCCTACCTGACTTGATACCTACCCCTGACAATGTTCTATCTCTGATGTATTCCAAGATGTTTTCAGCGATAACGTCTCGGTCATCTTTAGATAGGTCTAGGTCATCAGGTAATTCTATTTTCGTTTTCATCCACGCCAATGTTAATTACCTCGTTGGTGTCGATCTCGCTAAGTAGCTGATCAATATCTTCGTCAGTCATTTCTGGGTTAAGCTTTTTAAGCACAATCTTTTTGGTAGTGAGACCAGCCTTAAGTTCCTCGATCGATTCTTTTACTAGCTCACTTCGTTTTTGCATCGATAGCTGTTCAGGAAATTTAACCGTTACAGTTGAGGTCGGACGGTAGAACGTGCGGTTTTCTATCAGTCCAAGATTTGACCAGATAGGATGCATTTTGTGCAGTACTAAGTCCCATAGTTCTTCCTCAGCATGTTTGAAGTAAGGCACTTGCTCTTTGCGGTCATCGGCGGTATCTGCCTCATCGATCATCTTTGAAATACCAGATGAGAAGTTTGTCCCGTTGATATCACCGATTGATCCCGGACGTACCCCGCGTGAGTTAAGCCAGAAAGCAAGCTGCGAAGCGATTAGGTTTAGGGAACCGTCGACATCCATTTCAGGTTTGATCGAACCGATTTGCGGTTTAGATTCTATTCCCATTTCAGATTTGAAAGTCCAGAAAGCGTTCGGTGCCATCTTCAGACCTTGATCCGAGACATCGATACCGTAAAGAATCGAGAAGGCTTGGAACATGCTCGCGTAATTTGTATCAGCTAACAGGGTAGGAATTAAGATTGCCATACGCTTAGTATCAGTGTCCTGAGTAGGCATTATGCTATCAGGGGAGCGGTTCATATAAACGTATGGGATCGCGCCGTAGAAGTTAACACCATCCTGGTTATTTTCAGGTGCATATAGTGCGGTAATGTTGCGCTTATCTTCATCGAAATAAATAAAGTTACTTGCTGAGGTCGCCTTGAAGTATCTCCTAGCTTGGCCGGTTGGTGTTGCCTGGTACTTGCCTTCGTAGGTAACTACTACCGAGGGAATTGTCGGATCAGATTTATCGTGAGAGATAACTAAAACCCTGTGAGAAGGGATGATTCTTAGCTTAGGGATACCAGGCTTCATTGCATCAGGTTTGTATAGGTATGGTTCCAGTAGTGCGCGCTTAGTTAGATTGAAGTAGGCGTTAGCCATACCCATGTTTTGATCGATCTTAAAACTCTTTGAGTACCAATCGAATAATTCTTTTTCTGAATCGCTGCCTTCCACTATCCGTTGCGGCGGGTTTGCGTAAACCTTAGATAGCTTATCCATGATTCGTTTGAGCATGTTGATCGGCGGGATTCTAAACTGTGCTTGCTCATAGCTCTGAGGCGATAACTGCCTAGCTAACTCGGCTTCCACATATGGGAGCAGAGAACCATTATAAATATTATATAACTCGTAGTTGTGATGTAGGTAGTCATCGTATTTTTTCACTTCGCCGACTAGGCTAGCAATATCCATTTTAAATCCTAAAGCTGAATTGTTCGCTGATTACGGTCAGCCATCAGAACAGTTGCGGCATAAATGCCGTAGCCTGCTGCCGTTGTTATGTGTTGATAGTCTTTAGAGTCGTCTTCAGAATAGTAAGCTTTCTTCAGTAACTCCACAAGCCGGAAACCTTTGTCGAGTGTTGGGCAGTCTTTGTAGACCAGTAGACGGACATTGTTTTCAGCGTTTTTACAGTAGGCGTTTACTTTGTTATGCCTTAGCCTGAGTGTTGGGTTAGATAACGGCACTACCTTTTTAAACTTGAGTGCCTTGCCCGCTTCGGTTTTGTAGTTAGATAAGAAGTCCACGATGATCTCGTAGTCGTCTCTTCTGTTTCTCGTATCCCTATGCTTACCCGAGGCATCGCCGTTCACTACGAAGTAAGGGCACTCCATATCTAATAAGCCACGGTTAGCCATTTCATCTAGGCTATCGGCGGTCCTCATACCCTCGATTACTATCTCGCGTCCGAAATGAAATGTATCGTCGATGTACTGAAATAGAACAGCAGATAAGGGTTTGCCTACCCCAATGTTAAAGTCCCAAGAAATATGAATAGGGAAATCTTTATCAAACTCGTAAGTTTCGGGTACGAAGTTATCAGTGCTGTAAGCGTAATAGATTTGATCTTTGCCGATCTCAATCCATTCACCGTCTAGGTAGCGGCGCGCCCGCCTCGCGTCCATGTTGGTACGAAGTCCCTTGATGTACATCGTATCGAGATAGGGGTTATCCTCGGTGCGGGAATAAAACACGTATCTGGTTGGATGTTGGACGTGAATGTTTGGCTGAATGAAGTAATCATATAGCCAATGCGCGGGTGAGTCTGGGTTAGTAGCTACTATCAAAACGTTTTCATATACGCCTTTTACTCGGCGTAACCGCGCTTTGATTTCTTCAAACCCTTCCTTGTCATCTTGATTATTTTCTGTTCCTTCCTCAATAAGAATCATCGAAAAGGATTTAGACCTTGAGCGTTTATATCTTTTATCTGCCCAGTAGATCGACGATATCTCCGAGCCATTACTAAACTGAATCGTCGCGTTGGTATGGTTAGCGCTGTAGTCGCGTCCTTCTTTTAAGAAGTAACCAAGTCCTTCTTTATTTTCTTCTCTCGAATCGCCTTCGATATGTTCCAGTATCTCGCGGAAGATAGTTGACTTGATGTCAGGTAATGCGCGACGCACCATAGCCACATGTGCGCGTTTGTTAGAGAGACAATGCGATACAGCAAGATGCGCGAGTAAAATACTTTTTGCAGATCCATACGAGCCTGAGAGTAGTATCTCTAGATTTCCAGTTGAGTAATCGAAGTCGCGGCGAACTAAGTTGATGCAATCTTTTTGATATCCGAAGGGTACGAATCTTTGTAAGCAAGCTTTACTTTCAATCGTTAACCTCGGCAGCAATTTGTTTCTGGTAGAGTTGCACTTTAGTTCTTAGCGTTCTTAGAGATATGTCTAGGTCTCGTGCGGTATGTGTTTTGTTTCCCAGATTTAATTCCAGCACTGTCATGATGTGATTTCTAATTACTAAATTAAGTGCGTATTTCGCGGGTAAAACAGGCTTATTTATTTCTTTCTTTAACTTACGAACCAACTGAACAGAACTATTTGTTTGTCTCGCGATCAATCTACTTGAGAGTTTATTTTCTTTTAGTAGCTCGATAATCCTATCACTCTTGATCATCGGATTTCTTTTCTAGTTTGTAGTTCAAACTAAAATGAGCGTTCTCGACTGCGATCTCATCTTTAACTTTTCCGATCACTCTATTTAGTAATCCGTCGAAGCTATATAGCTCGCCCTTTTTCATACCGTTAGCGATAATAGACGCTACGTGTAGCTCAATCATCTTGCTCTTGGGATTATCTATAAGTTCTTTTAGTTCTACTTTAGTCATATTAAAACAGCGCGAGACTAAATCTTCTACTTCGCTTTTTGAAAGCAAACCTTTTTTTCTTCCCGAAATGTTACCTGACTGGCCGGGTTTAAAGTGCTTTAGGTTTTTATTTTGTGGTCTTTCGGTCACACTGTTACTTCTTTGCAGCTAGTGTTGCGATCTTCCCGCTGAATTTCTCCCACCGTTCAATGATAACAGAACAGTAATGAGGATCGATTTCTAAACCGTAGCACTTGCGGTTTGTCTTTTCGCAAGCGATTAGTGTTGAGCCGGAACCGAGGAAAAGATCGACGACTGACTTGGGATTGCCGTAATTTTCAAAACACCATTCAGCCAAGGCTATTGGTTTTTGTGTAGGGTGAACACGAGCCTCCGACTTCTCACTTGCCCTTATCATACCTTTCCAAAGGTGTCGAAAAATTCGCACACTAGCCTTGTGTTTGTGTTTCACCCAGGCCAATTCACAATCGCTGTTCAAATCAGATTGATTTTCTTCAACTCTTTTGTCCCAGACAATCCAGCAAGGAGAAGGAGGCAAATCGTAGTAATTACCACCCCATAAAATAAGACAGTCGGCGTCCATTAGTTCTATCGCCTTATTAGCGACCTCTGTTGTCTGATCGCCCTCAATCTGCCTGTACTTATGGTTCTTAGCTATTCCCTGTTTCTTAAATGTCTCGCGATGCTCCACGCGATCACATGGAGCATTTATCCCATACGGCGGATCAGTGAAAACCATATCAGCCTTCTCACCATTCATCAGCCTCTCAACATCTTCCTTGCTAGTGCTATCCCCGCACATCATCCGGTGCTCACCGAGCCTCCATATCTGCCCTCGAAGTACACCGCGCACGTTTTGCGCTACCTCTGGTATCTCATCGGGATCGCTCAGCCCTTCTTTTTCAGGTGTGTCCCAGTCGCCAACATCGAACCCGATATCGGCAATGTCAAAACCATCTTCTTGTAAAGTCTGCAAAGCTTTGCCGAGGATGTCGTCGTCCCATGTTGCGAGTTCACTTGTGCGGTTTAGTGCGAGTGCGAGCGCCTTAGCTTTTTGATCATCAAGGTCAACGTAGTGGACACTAACTTCTGACATACCCATTTTCTTCATAGCTTCAAGTCTGCCGTTGCCGCCGATCACAACATTATTTTGACGCCGAACTACGAGAGGCTCAACTTGATCAAACTTTTTTAGTGAGCCGATGATTGCTTTGATATTTTTTTCGTCGTGCTTGCGAGCATTATCGGGATCAGTAATTAGGATGTCGATATCGACGTGCGAGATTTCCATGCGGTCCTTTGGGGAAGTCAAGTTGATTTTTCCAAGTGTCTCTTTTTTGAAACATGTCGTCAAGGAATTAGTAGGCAGCACTTTCCTGTTTACTTTTTATTCAAAACAAACAATAAGAGTTTTCAACATACTAATTTATAAAGGATTGAAGTTATGGTTTTGCAGAAAATTGATCCGGTCTTATCTCGGCAGATAGCAGAAAAAAACCAGGCTGATAGAATGATAGCACTAAAGGAGAGACTTCCAGAGAATAAGTATCTGGCCTTAACCAGAGTACCGCCGCGCTATATAGGAAGGCTAACGAAAGCACTAACCGGGACAAAAAGTAAAAAGCTTTTAATCCGGTCCATGTGTGAGCAATGCGTAGGCTGGGAAGATGCTCATGAGAGGATCAAAAATTGTTCGTCCCATCTTTGCGCCCTGCACCTAGTCAGGCCGCACCAAGATAATCCAATCTGATAGAAATCCTTAGCAAGCCCTGCCAGTGAAACCAACATGGAATATGCAAGCTATGCACTGGTATGGGTAATGGCTACTCACCTTGAATTCCTGAGCCCAGTATTAGACTACCAGGTGAGAGCAGATGTATGGCCGTGAGGCGAGTGCTCTCAGAGGCGATGAAAAACGGGTAGGAACTGACACAGGATAAATTTTAGCCGCCAATATAAATATCTGTTTTAATTCATATAAAATAGATTGTGCTAATATTTTTTAGCACAGTGTCAACTGTTTTGAAAAAGTTGACACAAGCTAACTATCTGAAATTTTTTATTTATTCACCCTCTGTGTTATAATAATAATAATAATAATATATATATATATCTACTACTCTATCTATTTCTCCTTCTCTATTTCTACTTCTCTATAGGTGTATGTATATGTTGAAAATGCCGACACATTGACACAAAACCCCCGCAAGCTTAGAGCTGCAAGGGTTTGACGTGTGTTCGTATGTGTGTTTATGGCTTCTTTGTGTGTCGCACTACTGAATAGAGCTAATCGGTATAGATATACATTGCAGTGCATTTATTGAAGAAATTCGTTTTCTACATTTGACCGCACCTGGTATGCGTTCGAGCGAGCGCTTCCAAGAACCTGACCAGCGCGTTCCTGAGAAGATTTCTTTTTCTAAAGTTGAGTGGTGATTAGCCACATGTATGAAATCATCTTCGATCAAAACTCCATATGTTTTTATTTTCTCAATTTCAGAAGCAACAGAATGTTTATCTTTTAAGTTACTTATAACTTCGCCGATGTTTAGATCAGACCTATTGCCAGAAAAATCAACTATTGAAATCTTTTTGGTTAGCAAATGATTTAGGCACTCGTAATGATCAGAAGTGTTTTCGTCGTCTTCAAAACCAAAGTGTTTACTTATAAATTGTTCTGCCTGTTGCGCCGTTACCGCACTATCACTTACCAAAGCATAGTAGCCAGCTAGTAGCATGCCGTACTGTTGGCCTACCCTCTGGTTAGATTTCAGCGAGATAGCTAGCGAGAAAACCTTGTAGCTATCAAGTATAACCGGGATCATGTTACACATGCGGCTAAACAGGCGCTCGCCGTAGTCCTCAGTTATATGGGCAATTACCTTTTTGACTTCGTTCCATTGTTCATTATTTGAGCCGTGCGGTTTTAATTCCAGAACGGAAAACCTAGAAACGTCTGCGTCATTTTCGAGCACAACACGTATTGAAGAAACAAGAGCGGCAAAGTTAACCGTAAAATGGTTTGCAGTGCCTGCGCCGCTACCTTTGACTATGTGGCCACTGGTCATGCTCCACGACTGCCTCAGAAGCTCGATTATCGCCTCTGTGCGCGACTTTGTAGCGAACGAAGTGGTTTCAAATTCATCAAAAATAATTGGTATCGAATCCGCCTTGATCGATTGCCGTACTCCCGCCTCGGTAGTACCGCCTTGCAGATATAGCTTTGAAGGCTCAAAACCGAGCGCTGGACGCACAAGAGTGTCCATGACCGTGGACTTGCCTGTACCTGATCCCCCGGTCAGCCAGACGTGCGGTCTGACGGGCAGGGAACCGGCAATTCTTGAAATGGCAATCCAACCGGCGAGCAAGTAGCCCGATTTTTCTTCCTTCCACATGAGAGAAGTACATGCTTGCGTAAGATATGAGCATTCATTTGTGGATAAATAGTTATCCACAAGATCGGGTATTCTGTTTTTGGTAAGCACATAAACGTACCATGACTTAATCGCGCTCATAGCCATTAGCTTACCATTTACGATCAATTTTGATCCGAGGTTTATGACGATCCGGTTTTTATCTATCCATACCCCTGAGCCTCTGATTCTGAGTGAATCAAACTGGCCCGCCGATTTAGATAGCTCGATTAAATCTGACTTGGCCCTAGTCCACGAAACATTTCCTTTCGAATTTGGATAACAGGCCTCCCAGTAAGAGAGCGGCATAAGTTCGAGGATAAACTTTTCAGAAAAAGAATCTGTCCTGACCACTGACTTGCTTTTTATGCAGTAAAAGAAATGAGAGCCACCGTCAAAACCAAGTGGCAGGTATCCGTCCTGTTCGGCCTGGGTTTCGAGCGCCGATAGAATCTGGTCTCTAACTATGTCTAAGCCCTCTGCAACATGCAGATCATTAAAATCGGTTTGCTTTTTTTGCCTGTTGTCAAAAACCGGGAATACGGTTATAGCTCCGACCGCACCGGCAGTGTGTTCAGCTTTAGTTCTTCCAGGGTTTCCCTCTGTTTCAAAATCATCGTCACCAGCGATTATTAGAGTAGCAGAGGGGAATTTTTTTCTGAAAATTTTGGCAACATGTAAAATGTTGTTGCAGTTAAATGTCACGACGACCGGTATTTTTGTAGCCTGGTAAATACTCGCGGCAGTTGCAAACCCCTCAGCTAGTATAACGGTATCTGTTACGTCTCCGATCTGAAAAAAGCATCCTGATACTTTTTGGCCGGTAACGAAAAACTTAGAACCATCTGGCAGTATTTTTTGAGCGCCGCAAATTTTGCTGGTGTCGTCTCTCATCGGAACGACAAGGCTTCCTTTGGATATCCCTGTGCCGTGGTGAGTTATCTTTTTTCTTATGAGATATTCGAAGTCGTTAACTTCTAAACTCATTTCAGACACTAACTTTTCTGCCGCTATCTCAGCGTCTAGTTGTTTCTTCTCTCTTTCTTTTTCGCTCTTAGTAAGTGCTTCATTAATTTTATCTTGCACTAGTTTTCTGTCATCTTTATTTAGTTTTTTATCCGGTTTAAGTTGATGTTGCTCGTTTGTTTTCCAGTCGCCGACTACACATATAGGAATTACTTCGCCTTTTTGGGTATAGATTTGGTAGCCTACAAACCAACCGTTCTTTTTTCCGTTGCGGTCAAATCTGTGAAAATTACCGTCAAGCGGCGGAACATCAATAGTAAAACCAATTGACTGTAGAAAGTCTTGAACACTTAAAAGCATGGATTTTCCTCAGAAGGGATTTTTATTTAGTGAGAGTTTTTTAGACTAGGTGTAGGAAAATTGAAACACTTAAAGATGCTAACAAGATACTAACAGCATATCCACATCGGCTAAGTCTCTCGCCAGTATATATATACCGCCTAAACTTATAATCATTTTCTCGAAGTTTTTCTGTTTATCAGATTGTTTTGATTGGCCGGTCTTAGCTTCGATTGCTAGGAATTTACCAGGTTTAATAATGCCGATGATATCTGAAGAACCTGGCAAGCCAAATGATACAAATCTATTTGCTGTTGCTATTGATCCGGTATTATTTTTCCATATCTTAAGGTGAGGCAGACATCCTAATTTTTCTAAGATGCTATTTACCAGAATTGAATGTTGCTCGCTTGAGCCTTTCGAGGATATGCGGCGGGATTTTTCTAAGTGGTGCATATTGATCTGCTATGTCTTTTCCAAACTGCTCTAACAGTTTGAAGTGTACCCAAGCTTTTTTGTAGCCTTTTCTTTTTTGAGTATCGTATAAATGCCCGCGCTTGGCAATTACTTGTAAATGGAAATGATCCGTTGTTTCTTCGATAGCTGTTTTTATTTCAAGTTTGCCACTTTCTGATCTGCCGCTTCTCTCGTTTTCAAAACCGCACAAAGGGCAATTTATATTATCTTTTTTATAAACTGCGAAACAACTACCGCACCGCGATAGCCCTGAAATAACCGTAGCCGTTTTCTTGAGCGGATCGAGTGAGCCCTCTCTTTCTTCTGTGATAAGACCGTGCCTTAAAACATTTCCGCTATGATCTAATATTATAAAATCTTTTTTGTTTTCACTTATTCTTGAACCGCGACCGCATTGCTGAATATAGAGCGAGTAGGATTTAGTTGGCCTAGCAAGAATGAGGCAAGATACTGCCGGTATATCGACGCCAGTTCCAAAAATACCAACGTTTGATATTACTTTTATTTCGCCTGATTCAAGTCTTGAGATAGCGCCTTGTCTCTCCTTGTCACTGTGATCTGATTCGATGTGCTCGGCCTGAATACCGGCAGAATTAAAAGCTGCAACTATAGACTGGCTATGAGCGAGCGATACCGCGAAACAAAGTGTTGGCCTATGTTCCGCGCTTTTTTTCCATACCGATACGATATCGCTAATTGGGTTATGGGTATTTAAAATTTCATCAAGTTGAGCGACGACAAAATCACCCTTATTGGATGTCTTAACGCCGGTTAAATCTGGAATAGAAGGGCAGAAGTATTTCGGCGGTACCAGAAATCCAAGGTCTATTAATTCGTTAAACGAGGTAGAGGTAATTATTTTATCTGCTATGTGCCTTAGTGATTCGTTACAAAAAGGTGTTGCCGTTACTGCCAGAAAAAAGGCGTTGGGGTATTGATCGGCTAACCACTTATAGCCTTTCGAAGTGGCTTGGTGCGCCTCATCTATAATAATTAATTCGGCAGGGAAGTTTATTTTCCGTGAGTAGAGGGTATCGATACTGCAAACCTGAATATTTTGACTTGGTTGGTTTCTCCAGTGTCCAGCCATTAAAACGCCGTGCGGTACGTTTTCGTTATCGAGCCGCTTGGACGCTTGGTCCACAAGCTTTCTGCCTCTTACGACTATGATAGCTTTTTTGTTTTTGAGAGTTATTGATTTTAGGATATGGCAGAACACGATGGTTTTGCCGCTGCCGGTTGGCATGGACAGTAAAACTTTTTTTAATCCGGTGGCATATACCGACCGGATTTTTTTCACTGCATTTTCTTGGTAAGGTCTTAGAATGGAATTTCCGGATCTTTTTTAACTGCGCTAGCTCGGTTGGCAGCAAGTGCGCCTGAGATATTAAATTGAGCGGTTAGTTTTTTTCCGTCCTCTGCTGATAGCTTTTTAAAACTCATGCCGCCTAGCTCGTTAATAAAAGAAATTTGTGTCCTAGTTTTGCCGTTATACTCGCTGTTTTCTACTACTATTTCTAGTTTTTTATCAGTAGGAAAAGCCGACGTTGTATTGTCATATAGGTAACTCAAATCAGGGTAAACATAACCGCACGTTGTTAGCGTTTTAGCAATGATTTCCATCATTTTATCGCTGTTTAGTGGTCTTGACCACCACAAAGTATGGCTATCTCCAAACTGAAATCTAAGCATGATAAGCGCGTGTTGTTCGTCCTTGGTTGTAGAAACCTTGTAATCAATAATTGAACCGATGTACTTACCTGGCCTAAGTTCTTCCATAGCATTCTCCTTTTACGTTGTTTTTTCTTCTAAGATTTTTAGTAATTTATTTTTATATGATTGCAGTTTTGCTACATCATTTTCCACTTTTTTTGATTCAGTGATTATCTTTTGTTTTAGCTCTTGATCTTGCAGTTCTTCAACAATTTCGAGAATGGATTTTAAAACAGTTTCGGGCAGTTCAGAAGTTGCTGTGTCGCAAGCGTTTGAGAAGTCCTCATAAGATAGCGGCATACTAAACGGCAGATTAAAGCGGTTCTTTGCGTCAAATCCTGGTCTGCGCTCGGTATAAATCACACGTACACCGTCGCCGTATGCCCTGGTTTTTGAGCCATCTTTTTTAGAGAAAACTTCGAAGTTTGCAAAAAGAACTGCATCACAAAATTCGCGAAACAGAGCCGCCGATTTCTTGTACAGCTTTAGACAGTAGCGGTCGTATTCAGATTGAGTTGAGGGATCGGTAAATTTAATAATTTCAGAGTGAGCAATTAGGATGATATTCATCCCTTTTTCTTCTCTGATTCTAGTTAGGATTTTATTAAACTTGATCCATTCGTTTACAGCTTCGACGTAACCTTTGCCGTAGCCGCCTGCCGCAAGATCAATTGACTTTGTACCGTAGCGGTCGCATATGTGCTGATTTAGTAGTGGCTCGATCCAATCAAGAGAATCGATTACCAAGGTTTTATACTCGTGATCGACCGTGAGTAATTCGCCTAGTTGTTTCTCGATATCTGTCCAACTGTGCGGCGTTGGAAACCTGGAAACGTCTAGGTTATCCGTACCCGATTCTGCACCAAGGAAAATAGGCTTTGGTGCCTGCGCTCCGAAGCTGGATTTACCTGTTCCGTCTGTTCCATAAATTAGAACTAACCTCGGCTTTTTAATTTTTCCTTTCGAAACCTTTGAGAGAAAACTCATTTAAACCCCTTCATAAATGTTAGTACCCTATCTAGTTGGTGTGCCGGTATTCGCTTGCGAGAAACCCACATGTGAATAGTAGCCGTTGACTTATATCCTAAATAAGCAGTTAACAATGTTACATTATTGTTAACCAACATAAAACGCTTAAGTTTTTTTATATTTTCCATGTTTACTCCAAGTTTAAAAAGTGTTAATAACCCATTAACATTGCCTATGTAAAGGAAATTTTATGCTTTTTTTTCTAAGTTACTTGATATTTGGTCTGATATTCGGTTGGTGTTGGTACTTCAGACACGTTCGGATCGGCGCAGAATCAGGCGAGTACCTTTTCTATTTAGTGCTAGTCATCGTATGGCCATTCCCCTTTGCGACTGAGGTAATGTACATATGGAAAAGATAACTAGACACCCAAACACCATCTGCATCAAGTGTAACGAGAGGTGGTTACAGGGCGATCACCCTTACATAACCATTTCAATGTGCAGCGACTGCGTAAGCTCTTACAAAACTGGTTACAGGAAAACAGACGCTAACATAGCAGACGACATGGTATATGAACGTATAAATAGCCAGCGTAAATTTGAGCGATATAAACCGTTGTCTGATTACCTGAGAAAGAAACCCCATGGCAGCAATTCCAAAAATACACATGATCAAATTGACAATGAACGGTAGAATATTTCTGGTCTGTTCTAAAGACGCGACGCAAGCTGGTCGTGCAACAGATGATATTGAAAAAGTGACTTGTAAAATCTGTTTAATGTTGGTGAAAAAGGAAACGAAATGAATGATGCCATTAAATGGTCCCAACCAATAGCTTCTATAAAATGCCCTAAGTGCGGCAGTACGCTTCTTTTAAATCAAAGAGGAGAAGTTTGGTGTTCGTTTATCGGCGGGAGAAAAGAGCCGTCTTGTGCATACAAAGGAAGAATAAAAATAGAGGAAAGAAATGACACATAAATTTGAATACCGACATGACGACATGGACGATGACTGGGAAGCGTTTAAAGGCAATGACTGGACTACGGAAGATGTCGCAACTACGGTAGCAGAGGAGTATTGGGACTGCGGCGACCACGGCGACGCAAATGATTTTAATCTTATCGTAGAAGTGCGCGATGTTGAAACACCAGACAAAGTTGAGAAGTTTAAAGTAACGGCAGATTACTCGGTTAACTTTTATGCCTCATTGCAAAATGAGGAAACGAAATGACTAAGAACATGAAACTAGATGATACGTTCACAGTAGCCGAATTAATTACGGTTTTAGATTCTGCGCGAGAAGATCTTAAGGCTGAAATAAAAGAAATAGAAAACGAGGAGCATTTCGACAT